TTTCCAATTAACATCCATATGAATGATGATAAAGGTGAGAAATCAGTAATGAAAAATGACAACCGTTATTCATTATTACACTACAACCCTAACAGTTATACATCATCAAACGTATTCTTTTCAACACTAGAGTATATAAGGAACATAAAAGGTAATGCATTTGCAAAGATCAATAGAGACGAAAACGGTTTTGTGTGCTCATTAACAATAGTTGATCCTTCCAGAATTTCTACATATAAGATAGTTGATGACAAACTGTACTATTATTACCAAATAGACGATCAATCTGCGGCAGAATGGGTTGATAGTATTGACTTTCTACACTTTAGAAGTCTTACAAACAACGGTATTTGGGGTATGACCCCACTTGAAAAACTTAGACTCAACCTTTCAACAACATATAAGGCATTTACAACAATCGATAAGTTCTACGATAACAATGCAACATCACCTAAGGCACTTAAGACTACAATACCTGAAGGTATAAACCCAAAGGAATGGCAAGATAAGGTTACAGACTTCACCGCTAAATATGGTGGTTTTAAGAACGCAGGTAAGATCATATCATTGCCACCTTTCACTGAATTGCAAGACATTACTCTTTCGTTTGCTGATGCTGAATTTATATCTACAATTCGTTTCAATGCAGACCAGATCGCAGCACTTTACAAAGTACCACCTCATATGTTAGGCAACTTTGAAAGTTCCAAGTTCAGCAACCTTGAACAGTTACAACTAAACTATAAGACAAACACAATCAGACCAATATTGAGAATGTATCGTCAGGAACTTGAGTTTAAACTATTAACTTCAGAAGAAAGAATCAACGGAATGAGTATCGAATTTAATACAAACGCTCTTGTAGAAAATGATGCTAAAACCAGAATTGAAAATATGAAGAGTCTGTTCGGTATGGGTGTCATAACTCCAAACCAAATGGCAAAAATCGAAGGATTCCCAACATATGCACAAGGTGGTGATGATCATTACATACTTACACAGGTTAAGAGCATCGAAAGTGGTGTTCTTAACAATAAAACTGACCAAAAAGTACCGCCCTCGATTTAACGGATATATAATAAAATAATTCAAAACAGTGAAGACGGAATATAGAATATACGACCAAGAATTGGAACTAAGAGCATCCAAAGATGGTGACAACCAAATACTTGAAGGATACGCTGCACTATATGATGTAGAAAGCAGGTTGATTCCTGAGAATGGTAAACGATTTATCGAAATAATTGATAAAGGTGCATTTAGAGATGTGTTGAAGGGTGATGTTTATCTAACATTCAATCATTCAAAGGACAGGATACTTGCAAGAACTATCAACAATAGTTTAACCCTTACAGAAAATGATAAAGGATTGTATTTCAGAGCGGTGTTGAACAATACAAGTATCGCTAAAGATGTGTATGAAATGGTTTTAAGAGGTGATATAGCAGAAAATTCTTTTGCTTTCCAAGTTGGTGAAGGACAGAAATGGGAACGAAACGGTGAGGGAGTACCCCTTAGACGTATTTCGAAAATCGCAAATCTATCTGATGTTAGCGTGGTAACAAATGCGGCCTATCCACAGACGGAAGTCTATGCAAGAGGTTTTGAAGAGTTTGAAGATGAACACATCAAAGACCTTGTCAGAATAAATGAAGAACCATACAAAGATATGGTACACCTTCTACAACTTAAAAATAAATAAACCAAAAAGATGAAAAACATTTATGAATTAAAACAAGAGCGTGCATCTAAGATAGCTCTTATGTCAGACTTAGTAAATAAGGTTTTGACCGAAAATCGTTCAAAGGATGAAGCAGAAACGACCCTTTGGAACACACTTGATAAGGAAGTAACAGCCCTTGACGAAAATGTACGTATGATCGAAAGACAAGACGAACTGAACAAACAAGTTGGTAAAGCAGTTGAAGTTCGCACTGAAAGCAAACCTTTATCAATACAGTTCCGCGACTGGTTGAAAGATGCAGTTGATAACGGTAAGTCTTCTACATTCACAGGTTTAAGCGAATTACGTGCTGACCCTTTCCTTTCTACAACTGATGCTAATATCATCAACAAGACTGTTGCTCCAAAGATCGATATTCTTACATCACCGGGTGAAGCTTTCTTACGTCAATTAGGTGTAACTATTTATGAAGGTCTTACTGGTAACTTCGTAGTTCCTAACATGGCTGAAGATGTTGCAACATTTCCTGGAGAAAACACTGGTGCAGTTTCTGCAAACATGCAAACTTCATCAATCGTATTGGCAGGTCGTAGACTTACTCACAAACAGTCAATATCTAGAGAAACTCTTACACAGACTAACGCTGGTGTATACAATTCTATGCTTCAGAACCTTACAAATGGTTTATGGACAGCAGTTGTTTCCGATATGTTTGATCAAATAGATGTGGATGCTTCAACTCGTATCAGTAACTACGGTGGAACAACTCTTAGTTATCCTAAATTGCTTGCAATGGATGCATCTATCGGTGGTTTGTCTATCGCAAATCAAGCATATGTTACAACTCCTACTATTAAAGGATATTTGAAAGGTACTGCTGCACTTGCAAACCAATCTGCAATATGGAACAACAACGAAGTCAACGGATATCCAGCATTTGGAGTTCCACAGGCAAACGCTACCAAAATCTACTTTGGTGACTGGTCAAGAGCAATCGTTGGTTCATTCTCAAATATTGAACTGATCGTTGACCCTTACACTTCAGCGGACAAAGGTCTTATTAACATTACAGTAGTTGGAATGTTCGACACTGGTTGTGCAAACCCAAGAGCATTCAGTATCTTAACTGATGCTTCAATAGGTTAATCCCTAATATACTATACCAAAAAAGAGAAGAGTCTTCGGATTCTTCTCTATTTTAAAATAAACTAAACCAATGTCATATCCAATATCACTTTCTGAAGTTAAAACTCACCTTAGGATTGACCCTAGTACGAATGATGATGATGCCTATATCTCTGATATTATCATACCTACTTCAGTTGAGTATTGCAATATGTTCATCGATAGCAGTATGTTCTATATGACTGATGCAAGTTGTCCTTATATGATCAAACAGGCTATGTTGATAACTGCTGCTGACCTATATGACACTGAAAGATCTTCATATACAACCAACAATATAAAAAGAGAAGCGGTCATTCAAAGATTGCTTTTGCCTTACAAAACGATAACGTGGTAATGATAACAAGCACACTAAATAGACGAATTACTATCGAAAATAGTGTATCTGGAAAGGATTCTGTCGGTGCACCTACATCAACCTATGCTGTAATATGCAATGCATGGGCGAGTATGTATATCAGAAGTGTTGACACAAGATTTTTGACAGAAGGTGCTTTACCAGTTTCAACCACTGAATGGATAATAAGGAACAGGAAGGATGTAAATATAAAGTGCCGAATAATGTATGAAGGTAACTGCTATAAGATCATAAGTGTTGAAAAACTTGGTCGTAACGAAGGTTTAAAAATAACAACAATGCTATTCAATGAGTGATACACAAAGTTTGCAAATAAATGGCTTAAACAATATCGTCAGTATGTTGAAAGGTTTACCTGCTCATTTAGAACAGGAGATACTTCAAAAATATCTGAAAAGTACATCGATCAAACATGGTACTGAACCTATCAAAGCTGGTATTACATGTTCTGCCATTGGAAAGACAAACATTAAAGTGTCAAGGGATAGGTTACTATATCTTGCCTTAGTTTCAGGTCCAACTACCAAAGCATTTTGGTTAAGGTTTGCAGATAAAGGAACAAAGGAAAGAGTAACAGCAAGCGGTGCTAACAGAGGTAAGATCGTAGGAAAGTTCAAAATACCTTCAATCATTCAAGGTCAAGTACAACCTATAATTGATGAATCTGGTGCTGCAATCGGAGAGGAAATCGATAAGTTTTTACGTCAAAATAATCATCCAACAATATGAGTTTTGCAAGTGAATTAGCAACATTGATGAACGCAAACACAGGGATTAATTCAACTGTAGACGGTATCTATCGTGATACAACAGGAACAGAATTTAAAGCAAGCAATAATTGGATCATCTATACATACAAAAGAGATGCTGATATTGGTGTTTTAGGTGACAAGAGTGCAATAAAGATGTTCACCCTTTATACAGAAGTGTATACTGATAAGGCATCTGATACTGAATCGATATGTGAAGCATTGCGTTCCTACCTTATCGATTTTACAACCGATACTATCAGAGATATAACATTTAGAAATGAAACCCATACCAATCTTGCTGATGCAAACGATAATGTCGCTTATATCACTTTGATGGAGTTTGGAGTTATCTACCAAAATTAACGGATATATAAACTATAAAATAACATTTAAACATCATGCCAAAATACATTTTAGGAAAAGAATTTTCATTGTCATATAATAATTTGACTATGGGTGTCGCAACCAGTTACGGACTCAACATCAATAAATCATTAGTTGATGTCACAACAATGGCAAGCGCAGGTTGGAAAGAAAACATGCCAGACATTAAAGATTGGTCAGTCGATTTTGACGGTCTTGTTAGTCGCACAGTAGGTGATGCTTCGATAGGTTTTGACTACTTGGTAACATCAATCAAAGCAGATGCTTCTATAGGTATTTTTATGAAACCAGATGCATCAACAAACAAATATGAATCAGGTGTTGGGTACATAACGAAATTGTCACTTAAAGGTGGTAAAGACGGAGCTGTTACTTTCTCTGGAAGTGTTACAGGAACTGGACCATTGACAACCTTAACTACACCATAAGATTTAAGTATGGAAGATAAGAAATTGATTGCTGTTAA